TCCAGACCAAAAGATGAACAAACATCTCTATCTTGCTGGTCATGTCAATCATCCAACTAATATTTGGTTGCGAGAGTGTAAAGAAAACTATATGTTAATGTTCACTTATTATAAGTTGATTTGTGACGAATATACATATAGGTATGGAAAAGAACATGGTGCAAAAGATTATTGGTGGTTACTACGAGAGCCACCAATAAATATTCCTACACTTGGATATAATACACCAGTTCCACAAGCTATGAAAGCATTTCCAGAATGTATGGTAAAGGATGATACTGTACAAGCATATCGCAACTTTTATAAGGTTGCAAAAAGGAGATTCGCAACATGGAAAGAAAGACCAATACCAAAGTGGTACATGACCCAGAGCCAGAACGATACTATGATTGGATGCTCTGGAAAATGAGACAAGAGAGAAACAAAATGTCAGATGACCCATTAGATTCACCTACTGATGATGTAAGTAAAAATGATTTAATTGGATGGATAGAAAAACCATTTTTATCAAAAGAAGAGATGTGGATGAGGGAAGTTGCAGAAATGCAAAAAACTAATCACAATCTTATGATGAGGATAAAAGAACAAGCAGAAGAAATACAGAAGTTAAAGAAGAAGATTGAAAATGCCGAATTATAATTTTGTAAATACTGATACTGGAGAGGAGTTTGAAGAATTTTTTACTATCTCTGGAAGAGAAGAATTTTTAAGAGATAATCCAAACATTCAACAACTCCCATCTTTGTTTGCTCTATCTGCATCTGGAACTGGTGATAGAATTAAAAATGATGGTGGATGGAAAGAAAATATGTCTAGAATTGCTGAAGCACACCCTGGCTCTCCACTTGCAGAAAAGTATGGGAAGTCATCTATAAAAGATATAAATACTAGAAACGTATTGAAAAAACATGGGGTAGTTTGATGGCGAAAAAACAAGACGTAAAAATTGATGATTTGGTTTCTATTAAACCAATTACAGATAATCAAAAAGTTGCATTTAAAGAGTGGAAAGATAATAAAGAATTATTTCTTCATGGTGCAGCTGGAACAGGCAAAACTTTTATTTCTTTATACCTTGCACTTGAGAAAGTATTAGACCCAAGTACACCATATCATTGTGTGTATCTAATTCGTAGTGCAGTACCCACAAGAGAAATCGGTTTCTTGCCAGGCGATGAAGAAGACAAAACTGCATTGTATCAGATTCCATATCAGAACATGGTGCAGTTTATGTTTGAACAACCTAGTGACCAAGCATTTACAATGTTGTATGATAGACTAAAAGCACAAGGTTCTATTATGTTTTTGACAACATCATACTTGCGAGGTATCACACTAGATAATGCAATTATCATAGTTGATGAATGTCAGAACCTTAACTTTCATGAACTAGATACAATCATGACAAGAGTTGGTCAAGATAGTAAGATTATTTTTTCTGGTGATTTCTTTCAATCAGATTTAACAAAAAACGCAGATAAAGATGGTATGCCAAAGTTTATGGATATCATTGAAGAGATGGACGAATTTGCATCAGTAGAATTTAATATTGGTGACATTGTTCGTTCTGGTTTAGTTCGTAGTTATTTAATTAGTAAAACCAAAAAAGGGGTTGAAGTATAATGGCAAAAATGTTTAGAACAGCTGCAGTTCATGAACCTGTAAAAAAGGGTACTTCAATCGGAAGAAAACCAATAACTTCTACAATGAATAAACATAAAAGACGGAGTTATAAGAAATATAGAGGACAAGGAAAATGAGTAATTTTGACGAATGTCTACAAATAATTTTACATCATGAAGGCGGATATGTGAATCATCCAAAAGACCCTGGCGGCGAAACCAATTTGGGAGTAACTAAAAGAGTTTATGAAGAACACGGCGGTACTAAAGATATGAAAGACTTGGAGTTTGAGGACGTTGCTCCTATCTACAAGAAATCATATTGGGATAGAGTCAAAGGCGATGAACTTCCTGCTGGTCTTGACCTTTGCGTTTTTGATTTCGGTGTTAACGCTGGAACTGGTAGAGCAGCCAAGTATCTGCAAACTATGATTGGTACAGTTGCAGACGGTGGCATTGGCCCAAATACTTTGAGAGCACTTGATGAATATGTTTCTCTTCATGGAATTAATGAAACTATAGAGAACTATCAAGCGAACCGTCAGAGGTACTATGAGAAGTTAAAAACATTTGAAACCTTTGGTAGAGGTTGGACAAGAAGAGTTAATGAGACTACACAATCTGCACTAAAAATGACTTGACTTTTGTAATTACTTATGATAATCTGGTAAAAATTTACCAATGAGGATATTATGCATTTTAAACATAAACCAGTTGAAATTCAAGAATTATCAACACAAACAATAAATCGTAAAAGATTTTATCGAACACCAGAGGGGAAACTTTACCCCTCTATCACTACTGTACTTCAAAAACAAAAGATGAAAGGTCTTATGGAATGGAGACAGAAAGTTGGTGATGATGTTGCAAACTACATTGCAAGGACAGCTGCAAATAGGGGTACTAAAGTACACCATATGTGTGAGGATTTTTTAAATAATAATTTTGATGAAGAAATACATAAGAAGAACTTTCTTCCTTATGTTCTTTTTGGTCAAATTAAACCAGTACTCATGCAAAAAGTGAATAACATATTTGCACAAGAATGTGGATTGTATTCAGATAAATATAGAGTAGCAGGTCGAGTAGATTGTATTGCAGAATACAATGGAACACCATCTATCATAGATTTTAAAACATCAACAAAAGAAAGAAATGATGAATGGAATGAGTCCTACTATATTCAAGCATCTGCATATGCAGAAATGTTTGAAGAACGAACTGGAATTGAAATCAATCAGATAGTAATTTTAGTTGTAACCGAAGATGGAATCGTTCAAGAGTTTGTTAAAGACAAATCCGAATATCTGGAGAAATTAATAGATGCAGTAGATGATTTCACCACAGATTGGGAAAAAGAAAATGAAATGGTTCATAATAGTGGTAATGACAACGCAGCTTAACTCTGGAAAACCAGAAACACCTTTGTGGATACCTTATCTACAATTTAATGAGTATGAGGAATGTATGACATTTGCAAGAAATAATCAAATAAGATTATTCCAAAAGTCAGCTCAAGCATATCAAGGTTCAATTCTTCCTACAAAGTTAAATTGTGTAAACGAAGAAATCATGAAAGAGATAGGACAAATATACAATGAAAAAGGTGTTTAGTACGTTAGGACTACTATTTGTTCTAACAACAAGTGCATATGCAGAACATGAAAAGAATACATACAATTCACAAAAACCAGTAACTTGTATGACACCACAACAAATGTTGGCAATTGTTGATAAACAATTTAATGAAGTACCGTATATACAAGGTGATGGACTTGCAGCTGCAACAGATGGAAAACAGTTCATAAATACACAAGTTATAGTTTCTATTAATCCAGAGACAAGAACATTTACTGTAGTAGAAATTATTAATCCACAACTTGCTTGTGTGATTGCTGGTGGTGAAAATGTTAGAATTGTTCTTAAACCTTCTGAAAAAACCAAGGTATTATGGGAGAAATAAATGTACGAGTATAAATGTAAAATGGTTAGAGTAGTCGATGGGGATACAGTTGATGTAGACATTGACTTAGGTTTTGGTGTTTGGTTACGAAAACAACGTATTCGTATGTATGGCATTGATACACCAGAATCACGAACATCTGACAAAGTAGAAAAGAAGTATGGACTGGCTGCAAAAGACTTTTTAGTTAAGTGGACTAATGCTGGTGACTTAACTTTGAGAACATTTAAAGATGGTAAGGGTAAGTTTGGACGTATTCTGGGTGAACTCTGGTTTGGTGGAACTCATAATATCAATCAAATTCTTGTAGATAATCACCATGCAGTACGTTATCATGGACAATCTAAAGAAGATATTGCAGAAGAACATCTTGCAAATAGAGAAAAATTAAACTTGACAATAGAAGAATAATCTGGTATAAATAGAATCACAATTTGATGATACAAATCGAAGGACGAGCAGGACATGGGGGCAGTACCCATCGCCTCCACCATAACTACTCTTAGATGAGATATTGAATCACTGCATGAGAGTAGTTATTATGGGGGCGAAATAGGTTCGACTGGCGTAGATAGAGGAGAGTAGAATTGTCGGATGACTGCGTAATAGGTCAAAACTGTAAATGCAAACGATAACTTTGCACCTGTAGATTACGCTCTCGCAGCCTAATCGTACTGAGTTTTGGTGGTGTACTTGGAAACAGAAACACCACCACCTTTTAAAGATGGAGTTTTAAATGAGAGAATTTGTTTACGATAGTTGGAATAGTGTTATGAACGCAGAGAAAAACCCTCTGAGACATATTCCAGATTTGCAGACCAGACATATGGTTTTACAAATATTAGCATGGATGTGGGCAACAACATTTGCATTATGGATGGGAAGTATCTATGCATTTGGTATTTCTACCATCGCACACTTGGTTATAATTGCAGCTATTGTAGTAACAGTTGGAACATTTGAAACTGCAAAACGTAGACCTACGTTCTTTTTAAGAAATGGTTATCATACACCAAGTCGAACTAGACATATGTGGCATAATGGAAAAAGAATTCCATTAGATAAAGGTGATGTAGGTGGAGAACATGAATAATGCAAGAAGTTGAAGAAAAATTAATGACACCTAAAAAGTTTTCTATTGCGATAGAAAAAACTGTTAGACAATCTGGTATATCTTACATGGATGCACTTGTAGATTATTGTAACAAGAATCAGATAGAACCAGAACAAATCAAACCACTTATAACCAAATCTTTAAAAGAGAAAGTTGAGGTAGATGCTAGAAATCTCAACTTCTTACCAAAGGTTGCAACATTACCGATATAATGGAAGCATACGAAGCATACAAAATATATCATGCACTAAAACTACATTTTAATAGTGACTATGATTACACAAAATATAATGGAAAAGCGAAAGTAACTGTAGACTCTTATCTTAAAAGAAAAGATAGACCTTTCTTTGCAAAAGTTGCTAGAAAGTATATAACTCCAGAAAATACTAAGAACTTTTTTGTATCTAACTTTATTGTCAATCCAAAAGGCTGGGTTGGTAATTTTAATGAAGAAAATTATTCTGAATATCGTAAAAGAAATGAGAGTTTGAAGTATAATTATAAAAATGAATTAAATGAATTATTTCAAAAAATTTCAATATTTGATGAAATATTTCAAATTAAAGAAGGTCAACACCCTTTGTTATTAAAACAATTTCTTGCAAAAAGAGTTAGTCTTGAGACTATGTGTATTTTAGAAAGTCTATTAGAATATTGTAAATATTGGAACGAGAATATTGAAGAACAATACGTTTGGAAAGAACAAGAAAAACTTATAAAAAATTACAGTTCTGTCTTGACATTTGACAGAAACTTGTATAAGATAATCACAATGTCAACTATTAAGGAGTGTTTATAATGGAAGACCAAAACACGAAAGTGTTGAGCGTTATAAAAGAACGTGATTTTTATCATGCGAAAACAATCGAACTAAAACAATATGTTCGTAAGCTTGAGTATGATAATGCAGAACTAGTTAAGAGGGATGCAGAATTAAGTGCCCGTCTTAAAGAGGTATCTGCAAAAGTACCTTATAGAAATAAGAGATACAATAATCGTGTCCACTAGAAGTTATAAGGTATATCAGGCAAAGTATTTAATACCCAAGTCCGATAAAGGGCCTGCATTTACTTTGCCTTGTAACCCTGTTAGGTATCATGCAGAACTTATTAGGGATGGTAAGATAGTAGGTTTCTGTACACGAAGTACAGAAGCAGAAGTAATTCTTGAAGGTGAAAACCATGTTAGGAGAGGCGATGCAAGTCAAACTAATTGACCATATGGGTTCTGACCTAACAGTTGTAAATGCAGCTCGTGTGTCATTTGCAAAGGTTTCTGAATGGGATGAAATACCTTTTGGAGATGGGCCTACAAAAGGTCTT